CTTCGCATAATATCGTGACGTTACGTTAAGTCGGCTCCGGACAATGCTGATAAGCTCCGGGGCCGATTTAGCGTAATGTCCATTATGCGATGCCCGCCCTAGACATCCCCGAATATCTGTTACGTGACGCAAAACTCTGGTTCCCGGGGCGCGATGCCCTGGACGCGGTTTGCTGCATGCTCGAGGACTACCCGCGGCTTGCGGGTGAGATTCGACAACTGAGGCGCCGGGTTGCCCAGCTCGATGATGAAGGGGCTTTGCTGGATGACCGCCTGGAAGCGCTCCAGGCGGCCTGCCGTGCGATCTTGGACCTTTAGGGCTGCTTGGCCTTGGCTTCGCGTTCCTTGCGCTCCTGGGTGGCTTCCCAGGTCTCGCCAGTGCGCAGCCAGTGGCGTATGAAGCCATATCCGACGATGGCCATGACTGAGCCGGCCAGGATGATGACGGCGAGGATTAGGGCGACTAGGCCTATCGTGATCTGAGTTTCCATGGCTTATTTTCCGTTACGTTACTTATATTCGGTGACTGGCAGGTTTGCCGGTACGATCCTGTAACGCAGTGCTGATCCAGCTTTCAGCAGGTCTTTTACGAACTTTTCGGCGTCCCGCCAGTTGTCGAACGGTTCGTTATCCGGGTTTGTTTCGCCGATCGTTTTCCATTTCCTCGACCGCGTGTCCCAGCTCTGCGCGTGGTATTGGATTAGCTCTGCTGCCGCGTTCAGCGGATTGGCCTTTTCGTTACGTGACGTCAGCTCGGCTTTCAGCCTTTGGACTTCGGCTATGCGGTCGTCCAGCTGGTCGCTGCGGAGCTGGTACATGGCCTTGATCTCTGCCAGCTCCTTTTCCAGCGCGCGTACGCGCTTTGCATCGTCATTTTCGTTACGTTGCGCTTTTTGGCGTTCGCGGTAGAGGCGTTGACGCTCGGCATTGCTCAACGCCTGGCCTGTCGCCGGGCGACCACGGCCGCGCTTGGGTTCCAGGTCCATCGGTTGGGTTTGCTTTTCCAGGTGGTCGATCATGGCGGTTGGCTCCGTTGCCGTTGCTCATGGTCTAATTATAGTAACGTAACGATAAATAGGCTAGCGTAACGTAACGATAAATCAACCGTTCGTCGGTATTTATCGTTACTCTTTTCCGTTACGATAACTCGCGCCTGGCCATCCTCGTCAGGTGCCGCCACCCCGGCTCGTCGTGCAGCTCCATCGCGCGGCGAACGGAGTGCCGGGCGAAGCGAACACTTGACGTTGCACCTTCGAAAACAGCCTCTGCGAGGGAGTGCGGGAGAGCTTTCCCTCCCGCGCTCCTGACGCCTCGCGGGCGAGAGCGGGTTGTAGGGCAGCGCCCTACGGTCTTGCGGGTTTCGATTTGCGTAACGCGTTACGGAAAACGCGCCGGAGGGGTGGGGGTGCTGTAACACCCCCAATTCACCGCGGACTTCCGCGGTTTGGCGACGTTACCAGTCTTTTTCTCGGAGCCCTTGGGTGCATTCCTGGACGTCTTTGTCTATGACGTTTCCAGGCTTCATGCAGTCCTTGGTGCTGCGAACGATGCTTGTGTTTCCCAGTCCCTTGGGGGCGCTCTTCTGTTGCTGCAACGCCCTTCTGGCCCCGTCTGCCATCACTCCATCCCCCGTTCCTGCCATGAATTCCAGGGCTGTTTGTGATGCTTTTTGCTGATATGCCCTTGCGGCTGGCTGCAAGGCTTCTGCCGCCCTTGTTGCTATGGGCTTCTCTTCTGCAATGGCTATCCCTGCGCTGATGAGCAGGGCGATTGTGATCGCAAATCGCCTCATTTCCTTTTCTCTTTGTGCTTACTCGGGGTCTATGACTACTTCGCCGGACGGGCTTAACTTTGCGTAGGTCATTGATTTCAAGAGTATTTCATGCAGCAGCTTTGAGTCGCTTAATGGCGGCTTGCCATGCTTCATTAGCGCCTGGTTTATCTCGATGGACTTCTTTCTCAGAAGCTCCTGTTCTTCCTGGGTGATCCTCAGTTGCATCTGCTTTTTCACCTATTCATGCCCCGCAGTGGCGCCGCATCTCTCGAAGGTTAATGTCGTTTTGTCGACAAGCATTGACATTGACTTGTCGACAAATCTACATTTGCCGCCAGGTCGATTTGTAAATATGTCAACAAAAGGCTGGCGATGTCTCCTTCGACTAATCCGCAATCTCGGATGTTCTACGACTACCTAGCGGTCGAGCAGGTCTTCTCGTTCGAGCTGCCGCAGGTGTCCGATACCCGTATTTGCTACTACGACAAGCGCACCGGCGAACGCCTCAAGGTGACTGAGCCGGGCTGGAAGCATGAGGGCAGCTACTCGACATCGATTTCCATCCGTGCTGACGGCAACAAGCTGGTCGTGAAGGGCAACCCGAGCGCGGTCAATCGCCTGGATAACCTCGATGGGTTTCGCTCGCTCGATGAGTGCATGGCGGTCTTCAACGACATCGTCACGTCGTATACCGATGAGTATGGCTTTCGGCGATTGCCGCGTTTCACCAAGTGCACCGAGTGGGGCATTCGCCAGGGTGAAGACGGCACCAAGTCCAGCATGGTCGGCAACGGTGCTCGCATCCGTCGTATCGACCTGACGACCAATCGGACGGTAGGGAAGGGCAACGACCTGGCTTATATCCGGGCGCTCTCCACCCAGCTGTGGAAGCGCAAGGTGGGCCACCTCTATGAGGACGGGCGAACCGTCGATTGGAAGGCCCGCGACCACTACGAGAAGGCGTATCAGAAGGCGCACGCCATTCGTAAGTTCCTGTTTCCGAAGTGCAAGCGGAATTTTGGTGAAGACTCGCCCGAATTCCGCTACCTGCAATCGCTCGCGAACTACTGCGATGAACATGGCGTGGTGCGCATGGAGCAGGAACTGAAAGCGGAATACCTGCAGCGGGAGCGCCTGGAGTGGTGGGGGCTTTTCGATGAGTCCCGTTTCCGCGACATCCACGCGGAATTTTTGGCGATAGATCAGAAGCTTGAGGTGATGGGTATGGACTACAGCACGATTGCGCAGACGCTGAAAGAGAAGGGCATTGTTGCCTCCACCCAGGCCGCCAACGCGACCGCCAACATCGCCATGCAATGGATGCACTGCCCGGGTATCCAGTTCGATTTTAAGAAACGCCAGATGGAAGAGTACGCGGCGCGCCTGAACAAGATCGGCATCAACATCCGCATGCCCTACGACGTCACCCGGCATACCGCCGTTCTGGTCCGTCGTGCGACCGAAATTGTCACCAACGACAACCTGGTGCTGCCGAGCTTCTACCGGCACGCCCAGGCACCGCGCACTCAGCTGCGCCTGGTGGCCTGACATGTCTCTCTTCGATCTTGACGAGATGGACCGCTTGCTCAAGTGGGACGTTGTTTATCAGGGCATTTACTGCCTGACCGTCTCCGCCGCCAGTCTTGAAGAGGCGTTTCAGATGGCGATGCATGCCCTTGGCGTTGACTCCGATGACGACGTTGAAGTCTGGGAGGTTGAGTGATGCGCCTTCGCCCTCGCTACTTCGTCGCGCTCCTTTGGCATTGGTCGCTGCCTTTCGTGCTGGGCTCGATGTTCGGTCTTTCGGTCTGCGCCTGGCAGCTTCGGCAGATGGGGCCGCAGATTGAGGCGTCTTTCCGGGCTACTGCTGAGCAGGTGTGCCATGCGGACCGTTAGCTTCCAGGGCATCCAGCTTTCGGCCTCTGAGCGTGCCCGCGCGGCCCTTCAGGCATCGCTGCGTAGCTCCATCGTGGCTAATCCTGCGCTGCTTGAAATGCCGGCCGTTCAGCCCGTTCCGCGTGAGTCCCGGGAGGACCGCGAGCGTCGGCGTTACTGGGAAATTGTTGCTGAGTTCAAGCGCTTCGCCCGTACCGAAATTTGGTCTGACGGCACGCCCTGGGTGGGTGATGCCTTCGGCTTCTAACGCCCATTCGGGCACACGTTGAGAGAGGAAAGACGATGGATATTCAGGTTGAGATTGAGAGCGCCGAGGTGGTGGTCAAGTCGGGCAATTCGGCCAAGACCGGCAAGCCCTACCAGATCCGCGAGCAGAAAGCGTACGTCACCCTGCCGGGGCAGAAGTACCCGCAGCACATCAAGGTCACGCTCGATGACAACGCGGCTCCATATGCGCCCGGCCTCTACACCGTCGGCCCGGACAGTTTCTACGTGGGGCGCTTTGAAGACCTGCAGATGCGCCTGCGCCTGGTGCCGCTGGTGAAGCCTGTTCGTCAGGCCAGCTGATCGGGGAGGGCGCCTAGATGCTGATCGCTGAGTTTCTCGCCTTGTACGTCGCTGCGGGCGTGGTTGTTCACGGCCTCGGCCGCTGGGCTCGTTCGTGACTACGTACACGGTCGCCTGCGATGGCGAAATTCAGGTGCTCAGTACCGGCGCGCCCAGTTGCTCCACCCCTTGGGTGCTTGTTGAGTCGCACCAAGATTTCGACCCCACCACGCTCGACCCTGCGGCACTCGCCCAGGCGTTCGGGGTCGGCTTCGTCTTCGTCGGCGTACCGCTTGCCGTCGTGTTCGGAGCCCGAGCAATCCTCAAGATGATTCGGAGTTAAGTCTATGAAACTGAACAAAAATGGTGTTGTCGCCCTGGGCTCGCTCATGGCTGCTGCTGGTTCCGGCCTGGCTGCTGCTGCAGGCCCGGATTTCTCCACGATCACCGCCGGCGTTGACTGGACCTCGGTAGTCAACGGCGTCCTGGCCGTTGCCGCCCTGGTCGCTGCGGTCTACGTCGCCGTTCGCGGCGCCAAGATGCTGCTGAGCATGATTCGCGGCGCTTAATCTGGCCGTCGATCAAAGGGGCGGCTTCGGCTGCCCCTTTTCTTTTGGGGAGGGCGAAACATGGCTGATCTTTATTACTGCATATCGTTCTTTTTTGGTGGCATGTCTGCGCTTTGTTTCTTCTGGAGTCTTTGATATGCGCCGGATAATTGCTCTTTTGTTTCTCGTTTTTTGCAGTGGAGCCAATGCGGCGGATTATTACTGGATGTGGATCAATAGCAATTCATCCACGTATTACGGCGCTTCTCCAGCCGAGTCCTGTAATAAATATATTCAATATCAATGGCCTAGCGCCACTGAAACTTATATAACCAAGATAGTGATGAATTCCGATTCTCAAGCGTCCTGTTTTTTCATGCGAAAGGGGTATATTAGTGAATACTCCACTTCTTTCATTCGCAAGGGCGATTCCTGTCCCTCTGGCCAGAGTTACAACCAGTCTACAGGCGAGTGCTATACGCCTGCCGGCGATGACTATACGTTCTGCAGCAATACGACTGTTGAGTCTGATAATCCAATGGTTTGGATTTCGGGGACTTGCACTGATGTTTGGAAGACTTACGATAAAGCTGTTTACTGCAAGTATTTCTCCAAGACCAATGGCGGCTCCACCGGTCACTCGCAAGTTTCTGTGGATTATGATACTGCTGATCCAGGGCCTATTAATGGTACTTCTGTTGCCGCTAACGAAACTGGCTGTGAGTTGGTTATTGCTACTTCTCAATGCACCGTTAATGCGGACGGCAAGAGTTCTCACTGCCTGGTTACGGGGACTTATACCGGTAATTTAGGTGGCGGCACGGGCAATCCTAAAGATGAAGATTGCCATACCAATGGTGGTTGCGCTGTGCCTGACTTAACGCCCAAGACCGATACAAACAATCAACCGTGCAATTATTCGACGGGTTTTGATGGCTCTCAATCCTGCACGTCGAAACAAGAGACGAAAACGTCTGGCTCGCAGAACTGCGGCACGGCTAATGGCGTGTTCAGTTGTGACTGGAAGGCACCGACTTCCAAGGGCATTGATATTGCGACGAACATCAGTACTTCGACCAATGCGGACGGTTCTACCACGTCCGTGAAGACGGATGTTTCGACCAAGACGGTGTGCAGCGATATGAACGTGTGCACCAGCTCGACGACGACGACCAAGACCACGACGACCAAGGATGGCAGTGGCGTGGTGACGTCTACGCAATCGACCTGCAGCGGTGCGGCTTGCGGTACTGGCTCGGCCTCCAATGGCTCGGGTACGGGTTCTGGCGGCACAGGGGAGGGCGAGGGCGGTGGTGACTGCGTAACGGCAGAGGAATGCAGCGACGGCTCCAGCCCGGATACGCCCAAGCTGGATAACGTGGACGATTACCAGACCACGACACAGAAGTTCTATGACACGGTTAAGTCGAGTCCGATTGCAACGGCAGTTGGCAATATTTCTGCGCCTGATACTGGTACTGCGCCGACATTGACGACACCGGCTATTCAGGCCCTGGGCGGCGTTTCTTTGGACTACGGCATTATTCGTGATTTGAAGACCACGATTGACGATGTTTTGCAACCGACCATGAAGGCTTTCTGGTGCTTCGTGGCGATCATGATATTCCTCATGGCGTGAGGTGAATTATGTTGGATTGGCTGAAAAGTTGGCTGAATGACATTCTCAAGTGGTTTGTCGAGTGGGCCGAGTGGATTCCGAAAAAGATTTACTCGGTGGTCATGGAAGGCATTGGTAAGTTTATTAATGCGTTGCCGGTTCCTGACTTTATGTCGCAAGCCAGTGGTGCGTTTGCGGGCATTCCGTCGTCGGTAATGTGGTTTGCTTCGACGTTTGAATTAAGTTTCGGCATCAAGGTTTGTCTTGCTGCACTGCTGGCAAGGTTTATCCTGCGCCGCATTCCGCTGATCGGGTGATGCCATGCCAATTGATGCGTATGTGGGTAAGCCTGGCCATGGTAAGAGTTATGGCGTGGTTCAGCACGTAATTATTCCGTCGCTCAAACAGGGGCGGCATGTTGTAACGAATATTCCGTTGCAGGTGGATATGCTGCTTGAGGACTATCCCGAGGGCCGCATTACGCAATTGCCTGTCGATTGGGATAAGCGCGATGACCTGGCTGACCTGGCGCCTCCAGGCTCGGTATTGATCCTCGACGAACTCTGGCGCCGTTGGCCGTCGGGTTTGAAGGCAACGGCCGTGCGCGAGCAGGATAAGGCGTTGTTGGCCGAGCATCGTCATCGCGTCGATAAGAACAACAAGTCGATGCGTATTGTTCTGGTTACTCAGGACCTGAGCCAGATTGCGTCCTTTGCGCGTGCGCTGATTGAACAAACTTACCGGGTGGTAAAGAAGACTAAGAAGGCGTATCGCGTGGATATCTACAGCGGTGCGGCCACGGGTGATCGTCCGCCTAAAAGTCAAATGCAACGCCAGTCGTTCGGCACTTACAAAAAGGAGGTTTATCGTTACTACAAGTCCGCTACGCAAAGTGAAACGGGCGACGTGGGTGATGAATCCAAGGCCGACAATCGCGGCAACATCTGGCGGTCGCCGGCGTTGTGGGTGCTAGTTGTGGCCATCCCTGCGCTGGTCCTGCCTGGTGCTTGGGGTGTTCGTCACTTCTTCAGCCCGGAGGCGCATGGCTTGCACGTGCAAAGCGAGCTGGTGAACCCGCCGCCTGCGGCTGCAGCACCGGCGCAGCAGGCGAGGGCGTCTGCAGATCGTGTGGTGCAGGCGGTGACGGGTGTTTCGGTTAGCGGCGCGGCGCCTATGAGCGCGACCTGGCGCGTTGCTGGCTGGCTTGGCTGCTCGGTGCCGGTCGATGGGGATCCGTCCAGGGTGAAGCCTTGCGGGGCTTCGGTGACGGGTTCCGGCTCGGTCAGCCGGACGTCGAGTGTCGTGCTCAGTGACGGTTCGTCCAGGCGCATCGTGCCGATGGCTGACTGCCGGTGGATTGAGCGCGATCTGTACGTGTTGTGTGACGTGGACGGCGAACGGGTGACGCCCTGGACCGGTCGCGGCGCGGTGACGAAGGTCGTGGATCCGGAAGCATCTGTGCAGGCCCAGCAATCAGTCGGGCGCAGCGAGCGGAGCGACCTGCGACCGGCTGATGCCGGGCCGCTTTCAGCGTCCGTTCAGCGGCCCTCGACGCCGCACGCTACAGCGACAGTCGTAACCGTTGTGCCGGACAGCGAGTATGCTTCGCGCCCCTGGAGGGGCCAGGATGATTGAGCCTGCAGACGTGTTTGTTACGGCGTGCCTGGCGGCGCCGTTGCTGGTCCTGAACATCCTGGCGGTTTCCGAGCTACTGGGCTTCATCGCTCGGTGCTTAGGCTTCGCATAAT